TATCAGGTACTCCATCACCAGTAGGAACAGTTTGGATGATAGTTATGTCATCACCATCTTCAAACCATCTAGTACCATCTGCTTTAGTTCTATCATCATACCAGTCTTCCCAAGGGTAGTTCTTTACAGTGACTTGTTGTTCTACTGTACTACCAGTTTTATCAGTTGTATTATATTGTGGTTCGTTATAAAAATCTTCCCAAGGATCTTTCCTTGAATCTGCAAACTGAACATACGGTGTCATATTGAGAGTCGTACCCTGACATGATACCCCACCACCGTAGGTGTTAGTTACATATGGACCTTGTAAAACCTGTATTGCCTGGTTGGTTACTGAGCCCGAACTGTTGGCGATTGGATTTGCAGTAGCAGATACACCACCAACACCTTCTGCTAATGCAGCATTAGGTGCTATAAGACTACAACAAGTTGCTATTGTGTAAACGTACTTGTTGTATCTGTGACGCTTTGTATAGTGGTTACTCTTTGAATTATTGTTTGATTTGTCAAGCCTGGTCCTTGATAACTCTGGGTGAATTGAAACGCCTCGCCTGGAGTTGTTATGGTGAAGTTGTTTGGCTGTGAGAAATCCAACGAGTCGAATGAACTCGTTACGTTTCCTGTTACTGCTGCTCCGTTTGTACCTGTCGCTGACCCCACACTTGGAGTCACAGTTACTGTTGATGTATTCACACTGGGATTTAGTGCTTCTCCATTGTTGGAAACGCCTACCCCAGTAACGCTGTATTCCCATCCTGTCCTATAATCTATTGAGTTAATCGTCTCCGTCACTGTGCTTTCAGTTTCAGTATGACTAGTCATCGAGCCCTGCTGGAAATTTGGGACCACAGGGACTGCATAAGCAGACCCACCGAAACCAAGAAGTAGTAGTACTAGAACTTGTTTCATTATTTATATGCTCTACCGAATTGTGACTTCTGTGACAAATTGACCAGTAGCCGAAGTACCACTTCCACCAGCTGTTAAAGTCATAGCACCAGAACTTAAAATGGTTCCAGCCAAGCTACCAGCGACTCCAGGTGCAGTTGAAATAGTATTAGAATAACCATTTACATCACCTACATCAGCAGCAGTAGTAACGATAGCGTCACCCATACTTACACTTTGTGTGAAACTATATGCATTTCCTTGAGTAGTCTGTGCAACATCAGGTAGTGCAAAAGTTGCTGATCCTGCAGCACTTACAGCAGATATTCCACCTAGATTACTTGCAGCACTACCACCTGACGGTGTAATAGTTGTGCTAACACCAGATCCACTAGTGCTATACGTATTAGCTGCTCTTGTTACATTCGTATAACCTGCATCAACACTCAACTGAGTCGAGCTACTTAACCTATGAGTAAGATCAGCTTTCACTGGAGTTGCAATAGCTCCTGCCATTGCTATAATAATGAAAGGAATTGCTCTTTTCATTTTTTGTGAGTATAATCTACATCTATTTAGCAGAAAGTTTCTGTATCATAAGGAACATACGGTTTACCCCATAGACAACCTTATGCTAAACTGTATAATTAGTAGTGTGACCAGCTTCGGGGGTCACAACAAACACTCGCTTATAAAAGGAGAACAATGGGAAACCTACAAAGGTATCACGCAGCTGATTTACCACAGCTAATGGACAGGATACATAGAAACAGTATCGGAATGGATAATTATTTTGATAAGTTTCTGCAACTAAATGATGTATCTAACTATCCACCATATAATATCGTTCAAATAAACAATGTCGAAAGCAAACTCGAAATCGCACTGGCAGGGTTCAAGAAAGATGAAGTCAAAGTCTATACGGAGTTTGGAAAACTATTTGTACAAGGCAGCAAAGAAGAACCGAAAGTTGATGGAGAATATCTCCACAAAGGATTGGCACAGAGATCCTTTGAAAGACAATGGACGGTCTCCGAGGATTGCGAGGTACGACAGGTCAGCTTTGCCGATGGACTCCTCACAGTGGTACTAGGAAAGATTGTTCCAGAGCACCACACACGTAAGGATTTCGATCTCTAAATACAGTACCCCTCTTGACAAATGTTGAGAGGGGTATTATAATTTGTATACGCAAAGAAGTATTATGTCTGTAAAACTCGCTGTCTTGAAATCAGGTGAGGATATCGTTGCTGATATCAAAGAAGCACGTGACAAGGAAACCAAGGAAGCAATATGGTATGTCTTCAAGAATCCTGTTCGTGTTGAATTAGTACCAACTAAGGTCAAAGAACTCCTCAATGAGGATGGTCAGAGTTCTGAAGAAGAGAATCAAAGAGAATTATTCTTCTCTCCTTGGATTCCACTATCTGCTGAGAACGAAGTTATTGTCCCTATGGACTGGGTTGTTACTGTGGTAGAACCACATGAGCAAGTTCTAAAAAGTTATACTGAAAGAATAGGTGTAGAACCAGAACCAGAAGCACCAATAAATCCAGAGGTAGTATAATGGAAAATGTAGCAGTATTTTATTTGAAGTCTGGTGACTCTCTTATAGGGGAACTGGAAGAGTTAGAAGAAGAACCCAAGATGTACTTGAAGAACTGTTTCCGAATAGTAGGTGGCAGACCAAAAGAAACTCCTTGGAAGTTAGAAGCATTTCCATTATACATGGAAGATAATGATTGTTTACTAAAAACAGATCTTATCATTACTGCTGGTGAACCATCCAAAGATGTCTTGATAAAGTATATTGAAGTAACTGCAGAGACTACCGAAACACCTATTGAATGAAGTTCTACACTAATGTCCAATTGATTGGGGACAAGTTCCTTGTCCGTGGATATGAAAATGGTAAGAGGATCAAGATTCGTGATGAGTTCACTCCCACATTCTATGTCCCTGCTAAAAAGAAGACACAGTATAAGACGTTGGAGGGTGAGTATGTATCACCTATTCAACCTGGTACTGTTAGAGAATGTCGTAGCTTCCTGAAGGAGTATGATGGTGTCGAAGGATTCAACATCTATGGTAATGAGAGATATATCTATCAATACATATCTCAGAAGTATCCTCAGAATGAAATCCAGTTTGACATAAGTAAGATCAACCTTGTAACGATTGATATTGAGGTAGCATCTGAGAGTGGATTCCCTACAGTAGAGGAATCTATTGAAGAGATGACTGCTATCTCTATACAAGATTACAATACGAAAGAGATAACAGTATGGGGTGTAGGAGATTATAGATTACACCAAGATAATGTTACTTACAATCGTTGCTGGTCTGAGCAAGAATTATTGACCCAGTTTATAGACTGGTGGAGTCAGAATACACCTGATGTAGTTACAGGTTGGAACTGTCAGTTGTATGATATACCGTATCTAGTCAGACGTTTACAAAAAGTCCTTGGAGAAAAGAAAGCAAAGTATCTTTCTCCTTGGTCTTTGTTGTCTGAGAATGAAACGTATATTGCAGGTCGTAAGTATATTAGTTTTGATGTAGGAGGTATTACTGTACTTGATTACATGGATCTCTATAAGAAGTTCACGTATAAAGCACAGGAATCATATCGTTTGGATCACATTGCTCATGTAGAACTGGGTCAACGTAAGATTGCTAACCCTTATGATACCTTCAAAGATTTCTATACTAATGATTGGCAGAAGTTTATTGAATATAATATTCGAGATGTAGAACTGGTTGACCGTCTTGAGGATAAGATGAAACTCATCGAACTTGCTATTACAATGGCATTCGATGCTAAGGTAAACTTTACAGACGTGTTCTATCAGGTTAGAATGTGGGACACGATCATTTATAATTACTTGAAGAAGAGGAACATTGTTATTCCTCCTAAAGTAAAGTCCACTAAAGACGAACGCTACGCAGGTGCTTATGTCAAGGAACCGAAACCAGGAAGCTATGATTGGGTGGTTAGTTTTGACCTCAATAGTCTGTATCCTCATCTTATTATGCAATACAATATCTCGCCAGAGACCCTCTGGGAGACTAGATGTGCCAGTGCAAGTGTTGAAAGGTTTCTAAACCAAGAGGTAGAACTCAAAGAAGACTTAGCTGTATGTGCTAATGGAGCACAGTATAGGAGAGACGTGCGTGGATTTCTTCCAGAGTTGATGGAGAAGATCTATAAGGAACGTACTATCTTCAAGAAGAAGATGATCCAAGCAAAGAAGGATAATGAAAAAACCCCTAGTAAAGCACTGGAGAAAGAGATTGCTCGATGTAATAATATACAGATGGCAAGGAAGATTCAACTTAACAGTGCTTATGGTGCTATTGGCAATCAGTATTTTCGATATTACAAACTGGCTAACGCTGAAGCCATTACCTTGAGTGGTCAGTTATCTATCCGTTGGATAGAGAATGATATGAATAAGTATCTCAACAAGATTTTAGAAACCGAAGGAGAAGATTATGTTATTGCTAGTGATACAGATAGTATCTATTTGCATCTTGGTCCTCTTGTGGATAAGTTCTTTGGTACTGTTTCTGACACTACGAAGATCGTTGACCTCCTAGACAAGATATGTGTTGACAAGTTCCAACCATTTATTGACAACAGTTATAATAAGTTGGCAAACTATGTGAATGCATATTCTCAGAAGATGGTCATGGCACGTGAGAACATTGCTGTACGTGGTATCTGGACTGCTAAGAAGAGATACATTCTAAACGTATGGGATAGTGAGGGTGTCAGATACAATGAACCTAAACTCAAGATGATGGGTATTGAGGCAGTCAAATCCTCGACACCAGCACCTTGTCGTGATAAGATTAAGGACTGTCTGAAGGTTATCATGAATGAAACTGAAGCAGATGCTATCAAGTTCATCCAAGATTTCAGAAAGACATTCAAGACACTTCCTGCTGAAGAGATTGCATTCCCTAGGACTGCTAGTAACGTAGAGAAGTGGATGGACAGAACAACTGTGTACAAGAAAGGCACACCTATTCACGTTAGAGGTGCTTTGATGTATAATAAGAAGATAACTGACAATGATTTGGGACATAAATATCCCACTATCAACAATGGAGAGAAGATCAAGTTCATTTACTTGAAGCTTCCTAATGTGGTTGGAGAGAATGTTATCTCCTTTGTCAGTGAGTTTCCAAAGGAACTAAATATTGAACCATACATTGATTATGACATACAATTCAACAAATCATTTGTTGAACCAGTCAAAGCAATCTTAGATGCTATTGGTTGGGAAGTTGAAAAGAGACAAACACTTGACGCATTTTTCGTATAACATGGATTTTCTAACAGACATTATAAAAGAAGTAGGTAATGACTACACCAGACTCGCATCTGATATAGATGAGAAGGAAACATTTGTAGACACAGGCAGTCATATTTTCAATGCCTTGTGTTCTGGTAGTATATTCGGAGGCATCTCTAGTAGTAGGATCACTGCTATTGCAGGAGAAAGTTCTACAGGTAAAACATTCTTTTCACTATCATGTGTAAAGACTTTCCTTGAAAATAATCCAGATGGATATGTATGCTACTTTGATTCTGAGGATGCTATCAAGAAGGAACAGTTAGTAGAGAGAGGGATTGACCTAAATAGGTTTGTACTATTCAATATAGTAACTGTCGAAGAGTTTCGTCAGAAAACGCTAAAAGCGGTTGACATATATCTGAAGACCCCCATAGAAGCTCGCAAACCCTGCATGTTTGTGTTAGACTCTTTAGGTATGCTTTCAACCAATAAAGAAATAGAGGACACTCTGGCTGAAAAAACGACCAGAGACATGACGAAGGCACAACTGATCAAGGGTGCTTTCCGAATGCTAACTTTGAAACTTGGTCAAGCAAACATTCCTCTTATAGTTACAAACCACACTTACGATGTCATCGGTTCCTACATTCCAACCAAAGAAATGGGCGGAGGCTCTGGTCTCAAGTACGCAGCAAGTACGATCATTTATCTCACAAAAAGTAAAGAGAAGGAAGGAAAAGAAACGATTGGAAATATTGTCAAAGCTACGGCACATAAGTCACGTTTGACTAAAGAAAATAAGAGAGTAGAAATAAGATTATTTTACGATGAACGTGGACTGGATAAGTATTACGGACTTTTAGAATTAGGAGAAAAATACAATGTTTTCAAGCGTGTGGGCAATCGCTACAAGTTTGGTGATTCTAATCTTTACCCTAAGACTATTATGGCTAGTCCTGAGACTTATTTTACAGATGAGATCCTCCAGAAACTCGACACGGCAGCAAAACAAGAATACTGCTACGGAGTAGAATCAGATGACGGACAAATCGATTGAGTCAGAACTCAAGGACGTTCATAAGAAACTGAACGACATTGAAAAGAAACAAGAGATGATGAAAAAGTTATATGATTTGGAAAAAGAACAGCAAGAGAAGATGGCTAAACGACCAACAAACCATCTTCATGATGAGATGACTTGACAATCACACTAAGAGAAGGTAGACTCCTTGTATGGAAAAAATTGAACTTACGATTCTTAGGAATTTTTTATATGATGACGCTTATTCCAGAAAGACTTTACCTTTTATAAAGGATGAATATTTCCAAGAAAGATCTGAGAAGATAGTCTTTCAAGAGATATCTAAATTCATACAAGAATATAATAATCTTCCAACTAAAGAAGTTCTTACCATTGAAGTTGATGGTAGGG